TATTAAAAATGGGGAGTATATTTCAACTCCCCAATAATTATGCTAAGATAAACTTAACGATCTCGTCTGGGAACGCTACGTTTACACCCATTTTGAACTCACTTACAAAACGAACTTGATCAGCTTCTTTTGCGTAGAAAATTTCAAATTTCTCCTCTTCGTTCAACAAATCTGTTCCTAAGAACAAGTTAGATAAACGCATTGCGTAAACCTTGTTAGTTCCGTTCAAACCTGCAAGTGCTACAACTTTAATCATAGTACCTGGTAATACAAACTCGCTATCAGCTTTCACATCAATTGAATAATGGAATTGATTTGCGTTCTTTAATGCAACTGTGTAAGTTCTAAAAACATCTTGACCACAGAAGATAGTCATATCATCAGCAGCTACTACTTTCGCAGGGATTGCTTGATATACGCCATCAAAAATCTCAATAACATTTGCAGCAGTAATTGAGCTTAAAGGCGCACCTGAAATGAAAGTAGATGTGTTAGCAGCTACAACACCAGAAGCAGCACCGATTAATTTTACTAAGCCGTCAAACTTATTCAAGTTAACGTTTACGCTTGTAGTATCACCCTGCCATAAAGAAACTTCTAATTGCTCAGCGATTGTCTTTGCTTTCTTGTTAGCAAATTCTTGCTCAAAAGGAATAGAATCATACATTGATCCTGTTGGTAATGCTTTTTGTAAGTACTTAGATTCTAAGTCTTTAGGACAAAGAGATTCGTTTACTTTAATTTTTCCAACTGTTACTGTTCTTTGAGTAAAAGTTGTAGAACCAGATGCGTTAAATCCGCAAGATCCACCTGCTTGGAAGATCGCGTCTGTGTCCATAATGTTAATCGTTTCAGCAGACTTTACGCCTACCATAACGTTACCTGCGCTTTTAATTAAAGCTGCGGTTTTTGCTCCTAATACAGAATCAGTTACCAATAAGGCTTCGTTTTGCTCTGTATAAGCTGCTAATGCGTCTACGTTAAATGCCATTGTTATTAATTTTTATTTGTTTAAAATTGCGTTTCTATATTTTTCTAATCTTTGTTCTTTAATGCCTTTTGTGTTTACAAACTCATTAAAGCTATTTGGCTTTTTGATAGGATCTTCGCTTGGCGTATTTGAAAGTGCTTCGATTAATTCAGCTACTTGTGCAAATCCTTGCTTAACCTTATTTTCTAAATCCAAAACTTTTGCGTCAGATACATTCTTAGCTTCAATTAATTCAGCAATCTTTGCTTCAAATTGATCAGCCATTTCTTGAATCTTTTTATCTTTGTAATCTGCTCCCGCTTCAACTTCTGTGTCAACTTCTGGACTTGCTTCAACTACTTTAGTTTCAATAGCGGTAATTTTTCCGTTCTCATCTAAGGTAATTTCTGTTCCATCCATTAATTCGTGATCCCCTGCTGGTGCTGGTTGCCCTTCAATAGTAACTAAACCGCCAACCTCTAAAGCTGAAATATCAACCTTAGTTCCGTCCATTAATGAATATTCTGCCATTTCAACCTTAGTTTCCTCAACATTAGGTTCAATAACTTCATTTTCCTTAACAGGCGCAGCGTTGTCCTCAAACAAAGCCTTAATTTTTAAAATTGCTTCCTGTGCGTTCATACTTTTTTTATTATATAGTTAAAAAATAAATAGTTTATCACTTAACTTGTGATAATATTTTTTTGATTGCATCAACCATAGACGCAACCTTGTTTACTTCCTTAGGTTTGTAGGTAAATAACCCCTCTACGCTGAATCCCATAATATCCCCGTTTTTAACCTTAGACCAAGCCTCGTCATTATCCACGATCATAGATCCAAACCAACTGCCAACAGGCGCATCTTCAAATCCTTTCATTGGCATAATACCGCGCGAAGGATCAGAAATAAAACTCTCAAATAATGTAACTCCCTCAAATTGTTGCTTAGAATCGTGCATTAAATTAACATTGCTCTGGAATCCTTTTTTAAAAAACTTTTGAACAATCTTAAGAATAGTGTCCGCACTAAAAGCCACATAGTAATCGCCATAAGTAGAATCAGACCTAAAAATAGGCGTATCAGCCAACATAATAGCACCCGAAATAATACGGCGATCTTCATTTGTTACCTCAAATTTTTGGGTTTTATTAAAAGCGTTCCAATTCTTTTGTATTGCAGGACGATCAACTAATGCAATGAAATCAACTTGTGAATCATCATCTATGCTATCCGTAATGTCCAACATATAAATAGGTATCTCTGTATTCATATCTTTAAATAGTTTATTTGTGAATATTTATCGTTTAACTAAATCTTGCTCTTTGTCTTATGGCTGCCATTCTTTGCTGATTGCCTGTTACGTCTGTCTCAATAACGTATGCCCTGACTGCTTGATTGCCTAAATCATTAATTGATTGTTGATTTAATTGTGTCATTTGCGCACTTGGTAATTGTGGTAAAATAGGTGCTTGCGATGAAATTGAAGGAACAGAAGCACCGCCACCACCACCACCGCCAGGAACTTGAACGGCAGTAATTGATTTAACTGCACGCATACCCGTTGCTATTATAGCAGCAACAGACGCGATTTTTTGAATAGTACCAAATGGCTCTGGCAATGTTGACTTAGCCCTTATAACTTCTGATGCACCAACATAAGTATTAATCAAAGCCCCTGCAACCCCTAAAGCCTTACCTGCTTTTGTTTGTTCACCCATTATTGATCCTAAAGCCATTGTAGCATCTGCAATATCGTAAGCTGCATTAACTCTTAAATTCCTTTCCTCCTCAGCCATTCTTTTCCTTGCATCTGCATTTGCTTGATCTATTTCTAATATTTGAACTCCGTTTAGTTTTATATTAGCTATTGCTTTATTTTGTGCAATTAGGTTTTTATCTATTTCCTCATTTCTTTTTTTATCCCTTTCGTTTGCATCTTCTTGTTCAAATTTTCTTATGTCATCTATATATATTCCTTCGCTATTTTTACGAGCAAATTCTCTACGTTTTAGATAGTCTTCATAACTTTGCAATAAATCTTTTTGTAATTTTTCTGCTGCTTCTTTTTCCTCTTTTTCTTTTCTTTCTTGATATTCTTTTCTTTTTCTTGCTTCATTCTCTAATGCAGCTATTTGACCATCTGTATTTATTTTATTGATTTCTGCGCTGCTTTCCTCTGCTGCTTTTGCATCTTTTCCGTAAACTTCCTCGTAGTGTCTTTGATGTGATTCTGCCCTTAATTTTCTATATTTTTGCTCAATTTCAAATATCTCTTGTTCACTTGCACCTTTAGCTTTAGCCCTTGCTATGTCTAATTTTTCTTGTCCTTCTAAAAATTTTTGTTCTGCATCTAAAGCTGTTTTAGCTCCGTCAGCTATTTGTTTATTTAATTTATTTTGTGCCTCCTCTGCCTTTGCCGCCGCACCTACATAATTAGAAAACGCTTGTACTGCTAATCCTATTGCTACAATTAATAAACCAATACCCGAAGCAATTAATGCAACCCTAAATGCTTTCATAGCAGTCGTTGCGCCTGTTACTGCCGTTGTTGTTGCTACTGTTGCCGCACCTTGTTCTACTGTTGCAACTGTTTGAGCTTCTGTTGCAATAACATCAGCTTGTGTAACTACAACCTTTTGACCTAATACAAAATTATATGCTTGTTGAAATAATGTTGTGCTTTTTATTATTGTTCCTAATCTTGCAAAGTCTTTAGCACTATCTTTTATTGTTGATAATCCTTGCGATAATGCCATAGCTGACTGAACCTTTAATAACGCTTTTTGAACGTCCTCTGATTCTGCACCTAATAAACCCATTGCTCCCTGTACGGCACTTAATCCACCTGCAACAGTTGTTAAAACTCCAGAAAATGCTTGAAACTTTTTGCCAGGATCAAATAAGTCTGATGTTTCTCTTGCCTCTGATATTTTATCCCTTAATTCAGCTACTTTTTGAGCAGCAGCAATCGCTTCCTTAGAATAATCACCATATAAAGTCTGGGCTTTTAGTAATTCGCCATTTGCTTCTTTAAGTTCTTTTCTTATTACGCCAATTACCTCTGAACCTTTTGTGTTTATATTTATATTTAGATCTAAATTCTGTGCCATTATAAAAAATATTTTGTTTCAATAACCTTTAATAAACTAATTTTCGTTGTCTTATATTCCATTGGATTAAACCCATCTACTTTATTCAACCTAAATAATACCCCATCAATCCAATAAAACTTACTAAAATCTAAGTTCATAATATCAACAGTATCTAATAAAGCAGAACAAGTTAATAGCTTTGAATCCTTACTTGTTATTTCCGCAATGTATTCACTATGATAGGCGTTAAATAAATTTGTTGAAGGTAGTGATCCATTAAATTGTATTTCATTTGCAGCACCAAAATTAATATCGTTTGTAGCTGTAAATGGATCGTTTAAATGCCCTGCATAACCATAAGTAGTTAATGATTCAATAAGTGATGCATTGTTTAATAAATCCCAACTTGTCCTGTCTGTTATCTTTTTAGCTTGCATTATTCTGATAACACAATCCATTGAATTTTCTTTTGTGTTATTATCAGATACCTTATAAATAGCAGGGTAAATTTTATCTGTGCCTGTCTTTTGATATAAAACACTTGGCGCAAATATTACACTTAGGCTTTCAGTTTCTTTGCTAAAATCAAATTCAGTATCAAAAATCCTATCTCCGTAGCTTTCGTTGTATTTTTTTCTATAATTCTCATTGTAAAAATCATTATCCTCTTTGAACTTATAATGAAAATATCTTGCGTTTAATTCACTCATTGGCTTGATACTCAAAGGCTTTGCCCTATCAATCTTATTAGACCAATCTATTGCCGTCGCGCTTGATTCAGGATAAAAGTTGATAAAAGGTTTTATCATTATTTTTTTATCATCCCAAGTATCTTCATAAACATACAAATTAAACATTTTTGTAATGCTTAAAAAAAAGTCTCTTTGATATATACCCTTAGGAATTGAATCTGCAATACTTATAGCATCCCCATAATTTACAAGAACAGGAACAACAGAATCAGAAAAAAAAGATACTTCGCCCTCTGTTATTGTAACCGGCGGATCAGTCTTATTTGATGCCGCATTGGTAAATCTAAAACTAATTGCATCATTAGCATTCATAGATATTGTAAACTCCCCAGCTACTCCAAAACTTCCACTAAAAAATTCTGAATAAACACTAACCCCATTTTTTAAAATAAAAAAAATACCATCAGTTGAATCCCCTGAAAATGAATAGTTTATTTTTAAATTTATAGTTGTAGTTCCGGTATAAGTAAAAACCCTATTGCCTGAACTTGGAACTAATCCAGATCCTGTTACTGTTGTAAAAGGATATAATGCCGATCCTAAAACTGTAAGGCTTGTTGTCCTTGTCGCAACAGGAAAATCACTTGTTGTTTTAGTAAAACTCTTTTGATTCTGTGGGATTATAAGCCTATTAAATAGTTCCTGATCTCCTGGTAATAAATCTAATGTATATGTATAATCCGTGCCTTCAAATATTTTTTCTATATATTCAGCAACATATAAAGCTGGTCTAAATGCTTCAACTTCAAAATTTATTTTGTCTGTGCTTACATTTCCATAGTCAATCAATGGATAAAAATAACCTGATCCTGCAATAGTATCCCAACTTGCTTTTATATTTGTTACATTATAATCGTGATCGTATTCGCTAAAATCTAAGTCTGTTAATCTATTGTTTCCTAATGTAGTTATAAATCCGCCTAATTCCCCAAACACAGAACATTGATATTCAATAGTTTTATCATCAATTACAATTTCTAATATCCTTAAAGTTCCTTTAAATATTTGGATTTTATCAATAAATATTTTACAATTAGCTTGTTTTGAAGCGTTAAAATTGTAATTAACATTTGGTAAACTATTATCCGTATCATTTGCATTTGCTAAATCAAATATGAAGCCAAATATTTTATTGTTTGTAGCCGTACCCGTTATGGATATTGTTTTACTATAATTTGTGTTTTTACTACCGAAGTCAGTAATATCATCAATCGTATAAGTAAACTCGGTACTAATATCTTGTACTAAATCAAGTCTAAAATCTTCTATGTATATTTCTGTACTAATCATTATCTAAATTGACTATTTGTATATTTGCCTACCTCTATTCCTATTTCAAAGTTAAATAGCTTATCGCTTACTTCTAATTTATATTCGTAGTTTGTATCAGATATTGTTATTGGAAAATATGCACCTTGCACCTCCATATAACAAATGCTGCTCGCCACTAATTGCGCAAGCCATTCGTAATCCTGTTGGCTAACCCAATCACTTATCAGTTTGTACTTATCTGTATGCTGAATCGCGTAGTTTAAAGTAGTTTCATTGTACCTATTGTAAGGATCATTATTTCGCATCTGATTGCCTACCAACTGCCAATCATTGCGCCTATATGAAGCCCTTTTAAATTCGCTTGACCTTTTATTGACCAATGCAAATTTCATAGTATCCCAACCGCCTAATCTATTAAGGAAGTGTAAATTGTATTGCTTAAACTTAGGATAACACTTTTGTACAAATTTAAGTTTACGCGAATCTGCCACCCCTAATTTTAAATAAACATTGTATCCGTATGTGTTCTCTGTAATTAATGTTCTACCTGCAAAAGTATTAATATGCCCTGCTTGTAGGTTAAATAGATTCATCTGTCCTGTTAGCGTTACACTTCCGCTTGCCGTATCAATAACCGCACCGCTTTCGTTAATTACATCTATAAAAGCATTGTAAGATCCCGCAGTTATTTTTAGATAGGTAGCAAAAAAGTTGTCGCCGTATTCTAAAACAATATTATCTGTATCCCTTTCTGTAAGCCAATCATCCGTGTAATTTTCTAAAAGTAAGTTGTCATAATAGTCAGATAAAACCAAAGGCGTGTTATTGTTTACAAATAGAATGTCCGCAAATAAAGGCGGATAGTAATTGTAAGCACTTAAATTTCCAGATGCTAAATTATAATCATTTATTGGTTGACCTGAAACGTCAAAATATGATTCGCCTACCCTGTATTGATAATCAACCTTTATTTTATCATTTGTAGCCACAAGGATTGAACTACCGGAAGGCTCAAAGTAGTTTTCAACATAAGCCCTAACCACAGGACTTGAATTGTAAATGCCATAGCTACCCTCTGCACTTGGTGCGGGATATATCTTTGTTCTGCTAACCTGTGCGCCATCTATGAATATATCATAAATAAACTTAAAGGAAGTTTCGCCTACATTTGTAGAACTCGCTACAAACCAAAGGTCGTCGTGCATACTGCTATAAGTTGCAGGACTACTTTCTATTGTTATTGCCATCTTTTATTTCGTTTGCTATTTGTGTAATTTTTATTTCAACGTCAAATCCTAATGCTGCATTCATAATCTTTTGAAAAGCAGATCCAAATACGCTATCCCTCGCCTTATCAAAATACCTGGTTGATCTTAAACCTTTCCTATGTATTGACTTTGCTACTGCCGCCGCTATACTCTTTTTGCTATCAATTGCTTTTAATTCTACTCCAAGTTTGCTATATTTTTTTACCGCAACTGTTTTAAGTTTATTGTATTTAAGCCATCCCTCTACAACTGATACAGGTATTGACTTTTTATTGCTTTTAAAAGCGTATGGCGTTTTGCCGTCTGCTTTTATATTTTTAGTTCCTTTTACCCCTTGATTGACAAAATCCCAATACTTAGACGCAGGTTCATTCTTAGGGTAACCCATTGACAAAGTATAAGTAGTGCCAAATTTAGTAACCTGAAATCTAATATCCGCTATATTACCAGATGCTATTGATTTGTTTGCGTTCAAATTATCAATAGCCTCCTGTTGAAATTCTGCGCCGTATTTTAAAAGGATTGCTTCAATTACAGGCATATCAGGAGTAACAGTTCTTTGTTCCCCTAATGTGCTTAAAAAGCCATCTGCTATCGCCTTTGCCTGTGCTTGACTAATACCCATAACAATAAATAGATAACCGGCTTGAATATACCGCACAAAAAACCCCCACCATATAGGCAGGGGTAAACCACAAATCTATAAACTCCTATGTAACTCTCTGTCGTAATCCGCTTTTGCTTTTAAATAAGATAATGTATTTAAAGCCTCTATTGTTAATCTGTCATAAACTTCCTCAACTCTGATATTTTCGTGGTCGGCAATAAGTTTGGCTGAATAATGCCATCCAAAATACTGCATAAATCTGTTACCACTTGGCTGCATTGGGCTTTCGTCTGCCCCGTCATCATCATTTTGGTCACCAAATAATCCCTTGTAACTTCTATCCAATTTCTGAATACTTGATAAAAAAAAACCAACGAAAAATAAACGTCTTGAAAATTAGCTTGTAAAATATCGTCTGCATAATCTTCGTGCTTTGCTGCGTCGTACTTATCATCAACCCATAAGCCAAGCCAATTTCTTTTCTGTGGCATAACCATTGTAGCACCTAACTTATGAAGATTGCCGTATATATCCCCTACGAATGCCTTGCTTTCTACATACCTTCCGAATGGCATCCTTGTAACATCATAAATCAATCGGTATCTTTTGCCATTTACTTTTATGATCTTTACAGGTTTACCTTCTGGCAAACTATTTAAAAAATCGCACTCCTTTAGCTTTGCCTTGTACTCGGCTTGGGTTAAGCTATCAACCTGGTTTTCAGTCATATTGTAAACTATGCCTATAAGTTTAAACGACTTTTCTATTTCGTCATCTTCTTTATTTGCAAGGGTTTTTACAATATTCTGATATTGCCAAACGCTAATGTTATTCCATTTCATAAGCCGAAGTTACAAAAAGTTCTTGGAAATCCTCTTCTGTTTCTAAAATTGTGTCAATCTTATTAAGTACGTCTGCGCAAGTAAAGGGCTGCCCTGACTTGCATTGCTGATCCACCCAATCCCTAAGTTCAATTAATTGTTTCATAGTATAAATTTTTTTAGTCCGTTTGCGCTTGTCATTATTGCCTCCGCCCTTTGCGTAAGGCTTTCAATCTGGTTTAATAATTCCGCCCGATCCTTTGTGCAATAGTATCCGTTTAAAGTACCCATTACAGGAAGGATGCCTTCGGATCTAATAAAGTTAATTATCTTCCTTAGTCTTGGCTCATTAAACACCTTAATGCCGTACCTATCTTTATTTTCGTTTATTGCGTTTACAATATCCGCACCTTTGATAGGATTGTATTTAGTCTTTGTACTTAATCCCTTAATGATTAAAGGGACAAGTTTCTTTTCGTCCTCTGTTAATTCCTTTGTGATTTCCTCAAAGTTAGTTATCATAGTGTAGGTTTTAAGAAACGTCTGCCATTGCTAAATTTAGCATTTTTATTTGAATCCTTAAATCTTTGTTCTCTTTTTCTTTGATGCCTAATTCCTTTTCAATCTTTGCAATCCTTTCTATAAGTAGTTCATTTTCAAGGCGTATCATATATTCCTGCCCCATTAAATAATTATTCTTAGTCATAAAATAGATTTAAAATAACCACCCCAAGTTTGACTAATTACTATCAGGTTATTAATATTTAAAATAGGGTGGTCAAGATTTATAATTTGTTTATTTGCTCTTGTTCTAATAAGCGATCCGTTTCCCTATCTTGTTCTAATTCCTCTTTTGGTGTTTCCTCCTCCTCGTCCTCATCTTCCCAATCGCAATGTTCTAAGCAATCAGGACAAATGTCGATTTCCTCAAAATTAGTGTGTGCGCCGCAGCAAGTTGAATATGGCATAGTTATAAATTTTCAATTAAAGCCGTTAATAATAAAGCACCGCCCATTATATACCAAAACCATTTTCCGTTAAGGCTTTCTGCTTTGTATTGCTCGTTTCTTTTTTCTTGTAAGGTTTTTAATCTGTTCATATTGTTTTTTTTGGTTTTATAAATTAGTCCATTGAGTAGCCATTGCTTCGGCTATCCCTTTAAATGTTTTACTTCTTAAAGTCCTCCGTTCATCAGCGGTCTTTGCTTGTTGTAAAGCCTCATAATACCATAGTGCTTGTCTTTTAACTTTACCCGATTTTTTATCAATCCAATCTTTAAATTGCCCCTTATCTACCATATTTGTAGGAATCAATTTAGGAAGGTTTTTAAGCCATAAGCAAGTTGATTTACTTGCAGAATCCCCAAACCAATAAGGTTGTATTATTTGATCGGGCTTTCTTATATGGCTGCTTATAACACTTATAGGGTTTTCTATTGCAATTCTTGGAATATCAAGATCCATTAATCTTTGTACAAAATTTAAAGCCTCTGTTTGGTTTTTATACCTTTCAATATTTGGCGTTTTATCTTTGTTATATAAATGCCTTGCCCCGCTTACTGAAAGATAAGTACAAGGCGGATGCGCTATCATCAAATCCCAATCTTGATTTGTATAATTAAATACATCCCCTTGCAAATGCCATTCTTTATGCCCGCCACTACAAGGCAGTATGTCGCACGAATAAGCCTCGTGTCCTAATTGCCTAAAGGCTTTTGTTACTGCTTGGGATTCCTCACAAGCTATTAATACTTTCATTTTTTTAGGTTTATTAGTTAAAATGCAATAGTCATAATTGCTTCATTAAATCCACCTTGATATTCCTTTTGCTTAATACCTTTTAAAATAAAACCATCCAAGATATCGTTAATCATATTTTTAGGGATATTAATTGCTTCTAATACAGCAAATGCAAAAGCCTTTTTAGGATGCATTTGAAAACTTATTTTACTTTGTAAATCTTTAGAAATATAAGTATAAAGTTTTGTATTATCCTCGTTTGTTTTGATTTGCAATAATTCCATTTCATTTGCAAATTCTTCTAAGTCTTCAAAGAAGATACTCGGCGCTTCAAACTTAGTATTATCATCTTCCCAAATACCTACATAATGACTTTCGCCATTATAAAAACTATCTTTTTTAATAATAGCTTTTCTACCTAATTGTAATTTGTAGTATTCGTTATTAATACTTACTACTGCTTTTTTAATTGACTTTTTCATAAAATTGTTTTTTGGTTTTGTTATACAAATATACACCTTTTATACATATTTTATACATATTATTAATATTTATTTAAAAATATGATAAGCGGTAAATATAAAGGATAAGCGGTAATTAAGCAAAGGCGTAACGCCCTGATCCCCTTTTAAGGTTAAAGTTCTGCCAGGCTAAAGCCAAAGCCATAACGCAATCATCGTGGAATCCCGAAGGCGCAGAATACCTTACGCCATTAGCCGTAAACTGATATTCAAATATATCCAATTCGTCTACGATTACCCCCGCAGGATAGCCTATCTTGTTCTGTTGGATTGCTTGCGCCAAGCCCTCCATTAATTGTTGCTTTGATTGACTTGTAAACTTTAAGCCTTCTATGTTTACGCCTTCCCTTATTAGATCCTCAAGGATAGGATCGCCAACGCCCGTGCTATCTGCTAATATAGGCGCAATAGGAAGCCTTTTAATGTTTGCCTTAGTATTATGCCAATCCATTTGGAAGCGGTCAAAATAAGCCACGTTACCCCCATTATCAAGCCCTATGATAACTGTAAAGTCAACAGACTTAGCAAGGTCAATCCCGTAGGCTACTATTTGCTGCGCTGATATTGGTTTAATACATCTTTGAATAAATGCGTTACCGAAAGGGTTGGCACTATTTTCAGCAGGGTTTGCAAGATATTCCTGCTCAAATACAACCTCTGGCAATTGCAATCTTGCCTCGTCTATTTCCCTTGTATTTATATATGGATTATCGTATGTGCTGAATTTAAAACTTTGCCAATCATTCTCGCCCTGCTTCATAAACATTGAGTAAAAGAAGTTCTTGCCTCTGGGCGTGGATAGGAATACCGCCTTACCTTGATAATCGGTAAGCGTTGGGCGTATGCTATTCTGCCACCCTGATTCTAAGTCAGGGATAAATGCCGCCTCGTCTATGATAACTAAATTAAACTTGCGACCTCTTAAATTATCCAATCGTTCCCCCGTATAAAATTCAATTGATCCGTTATTAGGGCAATATATCTTTAAGTTGCTAATATTGTTTTTAAAAGGAAGTGCTGCCGTAAGCCTTTCAAAGAATGCCTTTGCCAATTTATACGTTGGCGTAATATAGGCGACTTGACCGCCCTTGATTGCTTCGCTGATTGATAGTATCTGTGATAGTTCTGATTTACCAAAACGCCTTCCGCACATAACTACAATAAAACGCCTATCGCATTCTAATATCTTCTTTTGGTTTATATGCGGATTTGGTAATTCTATGCGCACTATAAAATAGTTTTGCCTTCAACAAATACAACCTCAATCCTTGTATCTTGCTGAATATCCATTTGTTCTTTGGGCTTGCCATATACTCTGGTTAGTAATGTATCTAAGGAATACAAGCTGCCCTTTTCTAAAGACTTACGCATAGCAGCCGCAATCGTCTTTTCTAATATTGTAGCCTTTGGATTATCCCAAACCTTTTTAAGTTCCTCCATATCCATTGACATCATCACTTGGATCGTATCGTTTATTTCGCTTAGCTTATAACCTTGCTCTTTTAATAGGCTAACATATTTACGCGGACGTCCATTTGGGTTTCTTATTTCGCCCTTTTGTACCGGTATTAAATTCTGTTCGTTTGCCATATTCTCTTATTTACTTCTTTTTTATTTTGAGCAGTAGGGTGGTATTGCACCCCTTCTTTAGTCTGGAATGACTAACGCATTACTTTTATGCTTCTACCGCTTGTCTTGATGCCAAAGTTACTTTATTACCCTTATACATCCCAGCTCCAAGTTCATCTATTTTTGAGAAAGGTAATATAGGTACTGTTATTTTGCAAGTTTTGTCTAATAAATAAATATATCTAATTTGAAACCCATCTAATTTTACACCTCCATTATCTTTTATCCAACTTGTTCCACTTTTACCATTACTTTCTTTTGTTCTATGTGCCGAACTTGTTAAACTACAAACTACTTCGCCATTAGGTAATTGATATGTACTTGTATTTTTACTAACTCCTATTAATTGAAATCCACTTGCTCTGTAAATTGTTCCATCACCACAAAGGTTTGCATCACTAAAACTTAATATCCACTTAATATGAGGAGCATTTTTTTTAATAAGTTTAATAGTAATTGCTATGCATCTGCTTTCACTATATTTTGGTAAATATTCATCAAATGCCATTCTATTAAGTTCAATTACTTCATTCCATTTTGTATTTTCTACATAATGTATAACTTTTGCTTTTACCATTGGACTGCCATAACTTAATACTCCGTGCAATTTACCATCTAAAAAGCAACCAAAATGTAACTTACTATTAGGCACAACCTTGCCTGAATAATGATTTAATTTTATAAATTCATTAGCAATCTTGCTCGGTATAACTTTTATTAAGATTTCCTTTGCTCTGCCCATTGCATTACGATTAAATATAAAGCGTTACCATTTGAATTTTCATTACCCATTGTTTCAGCGTATTTATATTCCTCCGTGCTTTTTATTTCCTCAATAGCATTTTTGATTTGCTCTGCTTGTTCATCTGCCAAAGTGAAAGTCATTTGTTGAAATGGTGACTTATCCCCGTTTGGTAAACTGAAATCTTCGCCCAAATCTTCTACATTACTAAACCCAATAATATCAATACCCCAATTTGTAAGTTCTTCTGAATCCCAATTATTTGCCAGGTCTGACCAATCCCATTCCCCAAAACTTGCGTTATCTTTTACAATAAACTCTTTTTGCTTCTGCTCATCCCAATCAACTATATCAACATTGATTTCTTTTAATCCTGCTTCTTTAATTGCTTTTAGGCGCATATTTCCGCCAAGTACAACCATATCTTTATTGACTACAATAGGACGCACGTTTAACATATCAGGGAAATCCTGTATTGACTTTACAAGTTTTTTAAACTTCTCGTCTTTAATTAAACGGGGATTGTTAGGATTAGCAATTACTTCCGTGATCTTTACTTTTTTTATCATAGGTTTTAAATTTTACCTGCCCTGACCTCTATATGCTTTAGGTCTTTGGCTATGTTTGTTAAAGGACTTTTTAGCGTGTCCGCGTTTCCTTTTACCAAAATTAACCTTTTTTGAATCACTTTTAACCTTTGCCATCTATTTTTTTATTATGTATGTCTTTTAAATAATCATAGTGCGTCTTTGTATCGCCCATTACAACGTGGCATTGCCTACATAATGCCTGTAAATTTTCAATCGTATCTGCCTTGTTTGATCCGCCCATTCCTCTTGCGTCTATATGATGAATGTCTACTGCTTTAGATCCGCAAGCCTCACAAGGTATAAAGTCCTCTATTCCGTAACCGAAATAATCCAGGTATATTTTAACGTGCTTTTTCATTATCAATTTGTTCAAGTTTCCTTTGCGCCCAAGCAACGCCTTCGTCGCCGCCCCAAGCTAACCACATAAGCGCACCGCAATCGTTTTTAGGATCGCCTTTGCTATTCTCTCTGTGCCTTTCAAAACTTGCCATTCTTGCTATTGTATCCCTTGTAATATTTTCGCCTTTAGCTAATTGATTAGCACGCGCCCAACCAACAGGCGTTCCACATTTACGATCGTATTGATCTCTAATATTTATTGCTCTTTGCGCGTTTACTCTTGCGGCTTGTGGATAATCTTTGTAACTATCAACCATTGATACACGAATTGCAGCCCATACGCTTTGCGCCTTTTCCTCTGTATCGTATATGCAAGCACCTGATCCAATTCTATATTTTCCGTTTGAGCATTTAATTACTGGCATTTCCTATCAATTTACTATAAATAGCAAACCTCTGCTTATTTACTTCGTGTAAGTTGAAGTTCTTATTGCAATACTCATAAAGGTCATTTCCGTACTGCTTTCTTGCTGCCTGATCGTGGGTTAATAGTTTAATCCAATAATACCAATCCTTTTGGCTATTGACGTGGCACGCGGGATAAAAGCCCTTGTAAGGATGCACATTGCTTACGATAGCGGGGTTTTTCTTTGATGCCGTTTCTAATACTTTTAAATTTGACTTCATTGAATTAAACTTAGAATCCACCAAAGGAATTAGGCTTATGTCAGAATCACAATAAGCAGCCATATATTCCGTTACCTGGTTATAGTTATATATCGTAGGCTTTAGCTTTAAACCATTTGTAAAAGCGCAAATCATATTATCCCAAATATGTTTTTCCCCTTCATTGTATCCTGCTATGATTGTCCTTACAGGGAAATTAATGCGCTTCATTGGATTGCGTAGTATTTCCAAATCCCTTCCGTGCGTTCCTGATCCTGACCAAAATAGCCTTACAAGATTAGAAGGCTTTTTATCTAAGATAAATTGCTCCTCGCCGTATGGAATGGCATTTGGCAATATTTCTATGTTTGTATTGTGCTTGTATATTTCCTCTGCTAATCTTTCGTGCGTGCAAGTACAAAGGTCTGCTATCTGTATCCAATTTATAATCTGCTCTGGTATCTTTTTTAAAATATAATCCTGATAAAGTATATGTGAAGGTTCAAGATGCCAATAATCGTCATTATCAACTACAAATTTAAAGCCATACTTTTTGCGCCATTCAATCATCTGCTCTGGTTTAATGTTAGCAAGCATCCTATTCATTACCACAATATCAAACTTCCCCTCAAATGTTTCCTCGCTTAACGTATCCGTAATCAAGCAATAATCTTTTTTCATATTAACCAACGGCATCATTATTCTATGATACCCCACCCCGCTTTGCTTACTTGTTATTGCTAAAATTCGCATCTAATTTTTTTTTCTGTATGATATATAGGTTGATACTTTTCCCAAATCGCCTGCGCCTTTTGTAGGCTTGCATCCTTCATAGCCCTATACTCTGTGCCATTCCCAACATCGTGTCCAATATGTTCACTTCTTAAATCAGGAATATAGTAATTAGTAAAACCCGCAATGATAGCCCTTTCTGCATAATCCCTGTCCTGCATTCCGTATGGATCGTATTCAGTATTGTATCCGCCAATTGTGTCAATCAATTCCCTTGTTATAAAATTATTGCCAAAAGGAACGTGGGTTTTATGAATCCCGTCAACTAATGGTGGCAATTCCTCAACGCAATGTATTCCAATAATGCCTGTTTTTGACACACGTTGCGCAAACATAACCCAATTTTTAAGCCAATTGGTAGGAAGTAAAATATCATTTGCTAATAAGCATACGCCATCATATCCCCTTGTCATTTTAAGCCCTGCATTAACTCCCGCGCCTATTCCTCTTTTATATCCTACATTGCAATTTGTCCAATTAAATAAATCATAAGGAACTTGATTGCTACCATTATCTACTAAAAAACAATCGGCATCATATCCAGAATTAAAAAAATTATGATCAATCACGCGCTTTGTTAAATCGTTTCTATTTAAGGTTAATAAAATTACAGCTACATTCATTTTAATATATATGTTTTGCTTTCTGGTTTATCAATAATTAAAGTATATCCGTTTACTTGCATTATTTCATTTATCTTATTCCATCCTATTGTTAATTTGTGTGTACCAACATATCCATCCCAATCATTCCCTACGTCTGTTAATGGGGATTCAAAATGAATACATTTAACTCCTTTGCAATATTTAGCTAAATCTTCAAAATGGTCATTGCTTAGATGTTCAATAAAATGAGTAGCTATAATAAGATCTGCTTCTATTGTTCTTTTATCTTTAAACCAATCAAATTTTGTAGGCAAAATATAATTAACTTCTTTGCATTTAGTTGAACGAATTGCAGCTTCGCAAATTTCTATACCATACCAGGCTGATATATTAAAGTCTTGCATTGCTTGTTTGGCTAAATCGCCTTTCCAGATGCCGAACTCCAATACTATTGGTTTAGTGCATAGTAATAACGCTTCTTTTACATTCTCATAGTTATAATGATTCTGCTCTGGATAACGTGCTTCTAATTCATTATGATAAGCTATTTGCTCATCAATTGTCATTGTATCGTAGTGTTCACGCCACTTGTCAAATTCGTTCATTTTTTTATATTTGGTGAAAGATATTTTGCAGGCACGCCCGCGTATTTACTAAATGATTCTGATTCCCCTTTAAAAAAAGCACTTGCGCCAATCATACAACCTTCGTTAATTACACTAAACTGATGCAATACTGCATTTAATCCAATGTTTGAATATTCTTTTATAACCGAATGTCCGCCAATTTTTGCCCCGCAGCTTATTGTAACGTTATCCCAAATATGGCAATCGTGTCCTATATGCGCGTGCTTCATTATAAAACAATTATTTCCAATCGTTGTAATATCTTCAGTTCCTGCGTCAATAGTAACCAAGCCTGTTATCATATTTCCATTTCCTATGATTACTTTCCCTATTGTTTTATCCCAATATTTTTTATGCTCTGCGGGATCGCCTATAATACAATAAGCACCAATGTAATTGTTATCCCCTATGATAACGTTATCGCCTATGATGGCGGTTGGGTGTATAAAATTTGCCATATTATTGTTTTTCAAACCATTGATATAATCGCATTACCATTTCGAACTTACAAGCACCGCACCATACTGATACTATAAAATTAGGATCTAAATACGTTCTGTAAATATGTTCGTACATTTTTAAGTCATCTAATTCAAGATTTCTTATGTATCCGTTTTTAGCACATTCATAATTGTTTATGTTAGCTATAAGCCATTCCCTATGCTCTTGTTTTATTTCCATAAAGACCACATTAGTTTTGTTATTATTGGGGCTAAGAATCCTGCTATAAACATTGTACTTGTAATATTCTGGATTAATTCAGGCAGGAAATAGTGTATTGGCGCAAGCCACGCAGCCAAGCAACTTCCACAATTAAAGGGCTTGAAATTAATTCGCCATTTATGTTGTAGGTTATGAATCTCAATAAAAAATAATGATGCACAGATAGCAGTTATAATTGATAAAATCATTTTCTAATATTTGTTTTCATTTGTTTTTTGGTTTTATTTATCGTCCGTATGATTGACATATATGGTATGCCTGTTTTACGGCTTAATTCTTTAGCGTTCTTTTTAAAGTCAATAGCATATAATTTTAAAATCTCTTTGTTATACCAATGCAAGCCTTCCATATTTGCTTCTAACTTTTCAAACATACTTTTATCGTAATCATCTGAAACAAAATCCTGATCCACAAACTCTGTGTAATTTCTGTAATTCTTATAGAAAGTACTTCGGTCGCTTTTAATCATATTGAGCATTATCCTAACTATATAAAATTTTAACTCATTCCTTTCAAACATACCTACTAACTTATCATTTTCCATTTCGCAAAGAACTAAAAAAACTTCTGCCTTTAAATCATAGCGCAATTCCTCTGGATGCATCTTATCAAATGCGTCGTTGACTTCTTTTGAAGTCCAATACTGCTCTAAAATTTCATTTTTGACCATTCAACTAATGCGGGTTTGCTTTCTATTTCAGTACAAATATAAACTATTCCACCACATTCGTAAATATCTTTTAATCGTTCCCTTTGTTCCAGGCTTAATTTATCCCCTATTTTTTTAACTTCAATAGCTGCATAAATACCCTTATCGTTATAACCTTGCAGATCAGCCCATCCCTTTTGTATCGTTCCCTTACGCTTTCCGTATGGAATATTGTTTACTCTGTTTAACCTGAATCCCGCATATTCAAGGTTTTTTTTAGCCCACTTTGTTAGGTCGTTTGCCGATATGTCCATAGTAATTCGTAAAATTGTTTTTTAAATTTAAGCCTATTTATGCCATCAATAGCATCCTGTCTTGTAGGATAGCAGTCAAAAAAATTAATAGTATAACAATATTTAAGGCTACCACAATAAGTATACTTAACTTGAAAAACCCTCAAAGTATTTGACAAGTGCTAATTTTTTACATTGTAATTCAATAAAATCCTCTCTTTTTATATCCTGACTAAACTTTTTTGCGTCCAAAGGATGCATTTTATTTAACCTGTATAAATTATCTTCCCTCACTACTCTTATTGTTTCTAATATCTGATCCTGTGTAAAAGCTAACTTCCCTTGTTTTAAAAGGATCTTGAAAACTTTGTCTGCATTAAATACCCGATTAAAATCTTGACGCTTACCATTTAACCAATCTTCTTTTGTAAAATCCACAATTTCTTGTTCTGTTAATTGTTTTACGGGTTGCTCTGGTGGTGGCGGGATATTTTTACGCACTTGATTAGCTTTTGATTTGTAGGCATTCATTATCCCTGATATGTACTTAGGACTAAACTTTTCGTAATGCTCAATATTGCAATCAAATTTACCTTGAACCGCCATTTTAAAAGCTATGCGCATTTCCTGTATTGTAAAAAAAGGATAAGTTGATCGTATAAAATCTTCAATTACTTCTAATTCAATTTTATCAGGTAATCGCGTTAATCCAATTAAAGTAAAGATATATGCTAAATTCTCACGAAGCGTTACAGGACTGATAAGGTTTAACTTATCCCCTTTAAAGGCTTCTATGATAGGTAGATCTTCCTTATCTATTAACCCACTTTGCAAGGTCATCCATTCTTTTGCGACTTGCGGCAGTTGCGTCAGTATCTTTTGAATTTCCATATTTATTTTTATTTTGTAGCCAGGTATTTACTCGGCGTTTAATATCAAAAAACTTTTGGGCTTCATAGCGTAATTTACCACTTTTTGATGGTTCTGTCCAATAATCTATAAATTCCTGATATGATTCATTTAATAAATTTTTATAAGGCTCTATATTATTTATAAATATATCTTTATTTACATTTATAGTTTCAGTTTCAGTTTCCATATGCTTATGCATATGCTTAGCACTTGCTTCGCTTATGCTATCATTTTTTATTGATTTAGCGTTATTTCGCCTACTTTCTGTAAATTTTGACCTTCTTATGGATTCATTATACATTCTGTCATTTACAAAAAACCCATCTACTTGATCAAACTTTTCGTAAATTTCATTATCATATGCTTTGCATATGCTTAGCATATCCTTTTCAGTTAGCTTGCCTTTTTGATGTTGTAGGCATAGCAATCTGATATACTTTCCGACTTGTTCGTCAGTCATTGTAAACGTACCACTTAGAAAATCACTTGTGTAAAATAGCACTGCGGGATCTTTTGACATAAATTAAAAATGGATCGCAGGCTTACAGATAATGGTACTATCTGCTTGCCCTTGATCCAATATATTTGAACTGCGTTGTACCATAACGCTTTTTTATTCTTTTACAAACTTACTAAAATTTTCAATCTCTTTTTCAATTTCATCAACTTTTTCTTTATACCATTTTTCGGTAAACATTAAATTTTCAGCCGTTTTTATGTTATAAATCACAGTCGTATGATCGCCAACTCCGATATGCTTAGCTATTTCATTAAGGGATAATTGAGTATATTTTTTAAGAATATAAGCCGCTGCCTTGCGTCCAAAAATAACGCTTTGCCTTCTGTTCTTAATCTGGATGCTTGTGTCAAATACATCCTCAACTAATTCAACTAATCTATGCGGCATAATGCTTGTAGGTACAGATCCAATTGCAATATCATCTGTTATCAAATTAGCTTTTACTAATTCTTTATGAAACATCCGTAAACTTTGCAACTGATCTTTATAACATTGTACTATATTGTTATACTCCATAATTAAAATTCTAAATCATCATTAGCTAATTTTGTTTCCGTAGGCGCAACGTAATTATCTTCATATATCTTATAATCAGGCTGCGCGGGCTTATCCTTGTAAGAATTAACCCACATATTATAACGCTGACCATTGATTGAAAATTTAATTACTTCCTTTCCGTCTTTGGTAGTGTTTTTCCAAGCACCCCAATTTTCTTTTTTTACTTCTGACATTTTATATTTGGTTTATGGATTCCTCTGAATCCTGATTAAAAAATACTGCTTTAAATTCTGAATGTTTTTCCCAATGGTTTACAAAGGTAATTAATTGATCGTATGCTTCATTATTGTACCAAGCATAGTGATATACTTTTGCCAATATCATCTGCCTTTCCATAGGTAAAAGGCTTTGCAATCCTTTATCTTGATAATTTTCCATACTATTGGTTTTGATTAGCTAATATAATTCTATAAGCCTTGTCGTATTGCTCATTTGTAGTAAAGGCACTTATCTTAATTGCTTGTTTGCTTTTAAGGCTTTCATCCCAGATAGTGTTTTCTAAAAGAGTAATTAACTTCATACGCTTTTCCTCGCCAACCTCGTCTTTATGCTCATTCGTGGCATCCGCATCCTTTGTGTCATCTATTGCAAACAAACCATTTAGGGCGTATTTTCGGGCGTATGAACTCGCTGATCCTGTAATCTGTGCTGCGTCCATTCCTTTCTTTATTTCTTCTTCGCGCGCCCAACCGTGCGACATTGCAACAGTTTCAATTGTTTCACCGTCAATTAAAAATGCCGTGCTTTTAATATATACCCTGTCCCCAATTTGTAAAACTTCGTCGCTAATATTTAAAAAGCAATTATATTTGTGAATAATTGGTTTAACGGCTTCAATAATGTCTTCGGCGCTTCTGTACCTGTAATTGCCGAACTTATTTACTTGACCCTTTGGCGCTTTTAATTCTGCCTGAATTTTTACTAAGTTCATATTGGTTTTTTTAAGTTTAATACATATCCCCGTACTCCTCAAATTTTTCTGTCCATTCAGACATAGGGGTAAAAGGTATTATTGGAAATGGGTTTTTAGGTTGCTGCAATAAATGTGGATAGTAAACTGCCTTAAAATCTTTTAAATTTTTACGCGCATTTTTTAACAATTCATATCTATTTTGAGCATTTGATTTATCGCTTATATCAAATAGCCATTCATAATAACTAACCTTATCCCTTAAATTTGATAGTTGGTGTAATGTATTCATTGTTTAATCTTTTGTTTCTAAAAATTTTTCCTCAAGTACTTGGGTAGCCGGTTTTAAAGATCCGCCCTGTGCTAATATTAAAAACTTTTCGTAGGCTTGATCCTTGTCATAGCTACCAGAATCAGATACAAAATACCCATCCTCTTTTGTGTAAAAATAAGGATCATCTGGTTTGTTGTATTTCGTTTCCGAAATAAATTCAAATTTTTTCATAGTATTTATGCCGTATGGTTTTATTACGGCATTACAAATATACAACTTTTATCCATATTTTATACACTTTATTAATTTATTTTGCAAAAAAAAGCCACTTTTTATAAGCGGCAATGCATTATATATAATTATTTATTTATATATCTTCCTCAACATCAAAGATTTCAGCGTGCATTTCCCCGATAACGTTTGCAATAATATCCAAAGACTGCCTTCTAATTGTCTTGATCCTGTTAGCTTCCATCTTAGAAACTAAAGTCAAATCAATATCTTCTACGGCTGAAATAGCATAATAGGCGCAGCTAATTAAATCACTTCGCGTGGTTGTTTCAGCATCTTCCCATTCTATTTCCTCGCTTATTTCTTGTTTTTCGTCTGACATTATAAATCTTTTAAAATGATTTCATCAGGTCTTTCTATTTCTTTAAACTCCATTTTATTGCCGCCACGAATCTTTGCTAAAACATTTCTAATCTCTTGTTCAATTTCGTGTACTTCCTGAAGTTTTTTAGAAAAATAATCTTCTTGTTGGCATAGCGTCCATTTATTAAATCCTTTTGGCATTTTCATCTGTTTTAATTTTTATAAGTTTTTTTAAATAAATTGACAAGTCCAATGCTTCCTCGTAAGCGTGTTGCAACCATTCTAATTCTGTAAGATCCGTTCTGTCCATAGTAGTCAAGTATTCTTTTAATCCTTTTTCCTCGCGATCTATTAAATCATTTATTATATTATATAAAATTTTAGACATTATTTATCAGTTTTAGAATGATAGTGATTACAAGTTTTGCATTTATATTGAATCCTGGTTAAGCCTGTTGCAGTTACTACCTTATTGTTTTTAATTAAATCATCTGATCCACATTCAGGGCAAGTACCTCTATCCTGTCCAAATATAACTCCGTAATGCGTTTTAGGCTCTATATGTGCGCTTAAAAGTTTAAAAACTTTTTCAAGTAATACCACGTCTTTTTTGCAATACTTAATCATTGCCTCCATAGCTGTCTTATCCTTATGCAATAGAATGTTTTTCCAAAGGCTATATTCTGTTTTAATCTTTTGACCTATGCCTAAAAAATCCGCTATATAATTAAGCCTGTTTGAATTAAATCTAAACTTTTGCCTGGCAACCTTTAAAGTATCAATAGTTGTATATTTTGGGAACATTTGGATATTGTGAAACAAGCACCTTGTCCTGATCCAAGCCAAGTCAAATTTATCCCCGTTATGTCCAACCATTTCAGTAGCCACATTTGCAACCTCAATAAATTGTTCAAGCATACGCTTGTCGTTCTGCTTTGCATCCCATTGTAAAGCATAAACTTCTTTTTCATCTTCCCATTTATAACAGATACAAATGATTGCACGTTCTTGAATTATGTTTGAATAATCTATGTTTTTTTTATATCCTGCCTCCCAAAATAAGCCAATGTTAGGACTTGTCTCAATGTCAAAGAAAAGCCTTCTGCGTTTTGTTTTTAGCATTATATTTGTTTGTATTGTGTAATCCCGTTTATTTTAGTTGCTTTTAAAATTTGCCTTCTGTGTCTATCTGAATAAGAAACGTGTACCCAAAAAGGGTTTAATATATTGCCAAACTCCCAGATCAATTGATCAAAAGGAAGTTTATCTTTTATGTAATTAAAAATATCTGCATTGGTAACATCATAGGTTGTACTATCCATATCAATATCAATGGCTTGCCCCAATGAGTGCTGCGACTTATTAGCACCGCCAATAACGGCATTTAATTCCTTTGACCTGTATCCGCTTGAAATTATAATTGGACATCTAAAATTGGCTCTAATAGGCTCAAAGATATGTTCTGCTAAAAGTTTTAAATTAGCAATATGTTCTGGTGGTGGCATATTAGAAATGCCGTTGCGCTTTGCTGATTCGCTACGGATTAACTCCGCTAATGTAAGATGTTCAGATATGACCATACAAATCGTTTAATTAATATGAATCCAATTAAAATGCCTAATAAGCCCCAAAATCGCCACTTCCATTTATTGCCTATCTCTTTATTGATTTGTGCATTAACCTTATAATATCGCACAGAATCAAGCACAATACCTAATCTTCTTGTATCTACAATATATCCTGTATGTACTTTATGAACTGTAACTGTCTTAACTATTGTTTTAGGCTCTTCTTTGATAGTTATGTATTCAACCCCATTAATATTAATTGTGTCTCTTTTGTAGTTAATAATGGTATCAACAAGTAATGTAGTGTCATTTTTTGTAATAATCGTTGTATCGTTTGCGCAAGGTCTTGTTTTTTCTAATTCTCTAAAAACTCTTTCGCTACTTTCTACATTATTTAAAACTTTACGTTCTGCTTTTAGAATAGGATTGCAGCTAAATGCAATAATTAAGAATAAACATATTAAATATATTGCAAATATCTTAGTCTTATTTCCCATATCTTGTATCGTTTGGATTAAGATAGTTTATAATAATAGGCAAAATTGATATAACTCCTGCGCTAATGCACTCTTCTATTGTTATTAGATAAATATTCCCCTTAGCAATAATCATTGTAAGAACTGCAGAAAGGAATACTTTTACATAACTACCATAAATGCTATTAAGAAATTTCATCATCTTTAAATTTTTTAGTCGCTTTGTAATAATAACGAATCGCAAAGATACCTGAAATAATAGCAGTCAAACCCGCTACTAAAGTTACAAAAGGTTGTACCTGTGTTAGTGTTAAAGAGGCTGCCGTAAGGCTTATACCTGTATTAACTAATGCTTGACTGCTATCTTGGGTCATTTAATCTTCGTTTACTTCTGTTTGGGGATTTTGTTCTTGCGCTAATTTACCTAAGAACTGCAATAATGGTAAGCCATAAGCAGTCGGGATTGTGTTAATAAATTGCTCTAATTCTTTAACTTGTTGTTCGTTTAACGTAATCATATTATTTTATTTTATTCACAAATATAGTTATTATCTAAATATGTTTATAATTATTTCGCAGTTTTGGTTTCTGCAATAATTGATTCTGCAGGAGGTACTGCTACAACTTCTTCTTCTACATTAGGTTCTTCTACAATAGGAGGTGCAGGAGGTACATAATCACCTGTGATTGTTACATCAATTTGAGTAGCTACCCAATTGTAAGCATACTCATTTGTTGCCCAACCATTGTAATCTTCGCCTGTCATAGTTAAGTTACCTTCTTGTAATTTACTTTGAGTGTCGCTTAATAAAGAATAGTAAAAAGTAGCTGCATTGTTTAAATTGTCATTAATACAATAAGCATTAAGGATTGTTGCCGTTCCTAAGTTTAGTGGGAATACCACTGGTTCGATTGTTTTCATTTTATTTATTTTCTAATTGTTAAAAATTACCTTCAAAATCTGCACGTGTTGGGCATCTATTAGTTGGAGTAACTTGACCGCTTACGTTTGTATGTGATTCAATATAAGCAGCAGTAACTATCCTTGTGTCATATTCTGCTGGTATTGTTACATCAACTGTATATGGATAATAATAAGGTATGTTCCTTAGTGTTGCACCTGTTATTAATTGATTCTCTGCCGTTGTAGCCCAAGTTGATGCCATTATAATAATTTTTTTATAAGTTCTTCTAATTGTGCAACCTTATCTTCTAAGTAAGCAATCTTAGCAGTATGTACTTGACTATAAGATAATGATAAAAAACCATCTTCTCCTTCATTAACTGCACTTGGTAATATTTCTTGTACATCTTGTGCGTAGTAGCCTAATTCTTTTCTACTATTTTTAAGATACATTCTTGCAGCAACATTTTCAATTCCTTTTGGTTGTTCATAATCTTTTACAAGAATCTTTAATCTACTATCCGAAGTATCAAAGAAACCGCCTGTTGAACGAACAGTCCCAGTTACATCAAGTTTATACCCACTATCTGTTGTTGTTCCTATTAATACATTACCCCCCGATGTAATTCTCATTCGTTCGCCTGTACTTCCAGCATTTCTTGTTTTGAAAACCATATAGAAACTATTTCCAGAAGGAGCAGCCATTTCAATACCACCACCATTAACAAGTCCGCTACCATACAGCCAATTAATACCGCTTGTTACATCCAGAGAGCCTCCGTTAGCTATATATAAAAATGGATTTGTGTCATTTCCTATTTGAACGTTACCAGATTGTGTGATTGATAATACAGAAGTTCCTGTATATGGATTACCACCTATTGATGTGCTTACTTTAAAACTTAAAGTTCCATAGTTATCATATCCATTTATTAATGCCCAGTTTCTACCAGCAGAACCATAGTTATCTGTAAATTGTAAATAAGGAATTGGACCTGCATTGCTATTCCCTGTTATATAAGAAACACCCGTTGCCGTTACACTACTTGAGAATCTTCCTGTACCATTAACATCTAACTTAAATCCTGCATCGGTAGTTGTGCCTATTGCTAAATTTCCTGTACTAAACAAGGTCATTGCTTGGGTAAATGTTATAGCGTTACCTGCCGTTCCTGAAGGTGCTTGATACCAAATGTGTGCGCCATCATATTGACCATAACTTGTAGCAAATGAACTATCTATATATCTATAATTCGTGTTATCAAAATAAGCATTAGTTCCAAAATAAACATCCCTACTTGTAGAAGATAACCAAAAACTTTTAATATTTTGTATTGCTTTAACATTAGAACCCCACGCACTCGGTGTAACTCCTAATCCTAAATTGCCAGAAGATAATGTCATTCTTGTAGCTACACCTAATTCTACAAATCTAATTGCATCTGTATAACCAATAGAACTATTTGTAGTGCTGAAGCGAATATCATCTCTAAATTGAGCAGCCCCATTTACATCTAATTTATATGAAGGACTTACACCTATTCCAATATTAGAACTCACTTCTTGTATTACACTATCTCCTATTGTACTTGCACCCGTAAACTTAGGTAGGTAGTTTGTAGTACCTGTTCCTGTTACAGGGTTAGTTAAAGCGTTCTGCTTGTTGTTAAACGTAGTCCAATCAGTACTTGATAATAAACCATTTTGTGAACCACTTGCAGTTGCAATAGCTAATGTAATTGTACCACTTGTAGTGATAGGAGTTGAACCAATAGTTACTCCGCTTGTTGCAGAAGATAATCCTACGCTTGTAACTGTTCCTACACTATAAGTTCTATTTGCACTTAAATCAAATGAAGTTCCGTTAATAGTTATAGTTCTACTTGTTGGAACGTACCCACTTAAATCAGGTGCGTAGTTAGGGATATTAAACACCCCTGTTGTTGAGTTATAAGTTGCAGCACCACTTGTTCCCGTTGTTGTTAAGCTAATAGATGCACGAGCCAAAGCATCTGTATATTGAGTAATTGTTGAAGCTATCGTAAATGAAGGATAAGTTCCACTAATTGATATCCCTGCACCTGCCGTTAAAGAAACAGTTTGGTCTGGAGCAGAGTTAGTAATTACACCTGTTGTAGAGTTGTAGCTTATTCCTGTGCCTCCACTTAAAGAAGTTAAGGTTATAAAGTTTGAACCATTTGTGATTTGATTATTATTGGTAGGTATTGTTATTACCCCTGTTGTGCTATTATAAGCACCACTACCTGCCGTAAAACTTAAAGCTGCTCTTGCTCTTGCATCGGTAAAGTAAAGGTTTGTATTTTCAGTTACTTGACTTGTATTATAATCGCCACTAACCGCTACAACTGCACCTGTTCTACCAAATACACTTGTAACCGCATCCGTATTATCATCAGTCCAAGAAGCAGATATTGTACCACCATCTTGTTGATTAAGCGTTAAAGTCTTAGTTGTTGTTCCTGTAACCGCTGCACTTATGATTGAATCATTGTAAGCAGTATTAAATTTAACCCAATCTAAGTTATCCAAATAACCATCAACCGAAGCAGATGCAGCTGGGATTGATATTGTATTAGATGTGTTAACTAAAGGTGCAGTAAATGATAATGCAGCTTGTTTCGCATTAAACACACTCCAATCGCTTGAACTCAACTTACCTGTATTTGTAGCCGAAGCAACAGGCAGATTAAAAGTATGCGTAGCTGTTGAACTTGATATGTTAAAATCCGTTCCGCTTGTGCCTGTCGCTAAAAATTGTACTTGTCTTGTTAAGTTATTTAACGAAGTTAATCCCTTAGAAAATGTTGTAACTACTTGGCACAAATGATTGTTCTCTGTGTGTAAAGTAACTTCTCTTGTATCAACATTTGCATATATTCTAATTGCTATTCTATCGGTTATCGCTAAAACAGTTTGAGCTACAGGGATAGCAAAATAATAAGGACTTAAAGTTGTACCACTTGTTAAATATTCAGGTACGCTTTGGCTACTTCCTATCAAAGTAAAAGTAGTGCCGTCATATTTATAAACCTCTGCATATACATAAGGATTATGAGCATTAGAGTTTACGCTAAAATAAAACTCACAATTAAAGTTACCCGCAGGTACTTCTAATAAAGCAGGGTCATTAGCATCTGTTAAATAACTTGCTATGTATCCATCTGCCGTAATAGTAATATCAGTTCCTGCACCTGCAATTGGGTCTTTGCTTAATTCTCTATAAGCAACACCGCCAATAGTACCTTGTGAAACACTTGAATTTAGATAGTAAGAAACCGAACTTCCGCCACCTGTTGATGTTGGGAAATCTGCTAATGCGCCATCCCCTCTAACATATTGAGTAGCATCCCCTGCAAATCCTATGTTAATAGTTCCTGCCGTTGTAATTGGGCTTCCTGTAATTGTTAAAGCATCGCCTGTTTCTGTAACTGCTACGCTTGAAACTGTACCCGTTGTAGCAAATAAATTAGCTATCTGTAATAAAGAAATCTTTTTACTTACACCTGTAATCGGATCGCCTATAATTGTTAAATCAGAAGTTTGCGGTGCAACGCTTGTCGCTAACTGATTAATTTTTTTTGATTCCATTAATAAGTATAATTTGTAGGCACCTGGCACCTGTTGTTTATAAATGGTAAATTCAAAGTAATATCACACTTGACGCCTGCTAAAAAATCAGGATCAGATTCCGTGAAATACGTCATTGGAATATTATCCCCGCAAGTCCAAGTAACTACTCCATAATCTAAGGGATATCTTAATTGAGCAATAAAATCTTGTGCTACCAATGTTTGATCCGATAAAACTTCTGTTTCGTTTGTTTCCTCTGATAGCATCCTATCCATAAAGTAAAAACTGAAATTGAAATTTATTTCTTTAGCACCTATTGTAGCACCTGTTAACGTAAAAAACATAGCAGGATATGTAACCTCGCCATTGCTTAAACGTTCCCAGACATCCCCAAAGTTAACAAAATTAATTTGTTCGTGGTCGTTTCCTATCTTTGTCAGTTCGTTGACTATTTGGTTTAATGTCATTCTTTTTTGCTTTTTCCAAATAAACTTTTAGCTTATTTTGGTTTTTTATAGTTACTTGTTTACTCATATTAGCAGCATCCAATATTACCCTGATACCTTTCCTCAAAAGTTCTTTTACGTTTGCCCTCGTAATCATCATCATTGCAACAAGCATCCCCTAAGTACATTGAAACTGTGTAACCTTCATTATCAGGCTTGATTGAATCAATGCCGCTACCAAAGTTTAAGTAGTTAGGATATAAAGCATTGTTTTGTTTTAGGTATTTAATTAACCTTTGCTTGTAAAATTCTGCTCTGGCTTTGTATCTGTTAGCCACGTCAATCATATCTTGCATTGAAGGACTTTCTTGATTCTCGCCCGTCTTTCTTAAAAGCCCTTTATTGTAAAACTGAAAAGACAAACCCTGTGGTAACTCCGACATTACAAAATAGATTAATGTATCTACAATGTAATCATCCAATAAAGTCGTTTGTAAATTTGTGTATGTATTGGTATCAACCGCCGTTTGTAATTCATTGTAAAGTGCCGATCCTAAAGCAGGCAAAATATACATATCTTGCGCCGTCTTGATTTCAGGCAATACTAATTTTTCATCTACGTTTGCGTGCAATCCTGTTCTGTCCTTAATCGACTGAACTGATATAAATAAAGTATTCTTGCTCATTATTTTTTTCTTGTTACTATGTTTGAAACCCATTGATGTCTGCAACTTGGCTCGTGAGTATTAGTACCAGGCTTTGTGTACCAACCGCCTTTACGATCCCATACCGAATAACCTAATCTTGCACTCATTAACTCTATTTCGCTACGGCTATAAACCTTATTTGCGTCTAATAAAGCCACGCAAAACGGACGGCTTGTATCCTTATCTGCATTACTAAAACCCGCTTTCCATTCATAAGAATATCTAATCAGCAACTCCGTTGTCTGTGGCTTGATTTTTTCTAAAATATCCTTTAAAGGCTCTGTCAAAGTATGCTCTGTAATTACGTTTTCATCAATCCCTGTACCTATTGTGTATTGCTTAGGTTGGATATGCCCATCTTCAATTAATTTTTTAATTACTTGATTGATGGTATCTACGTTTTGATCTAAAGTAGTCGCTAAAACCTCAGGTGTTATTCTTTTATCCTTAGCCATCAAATCAAGCACATTGGCTTGTAATTGGTTTACCTCTGCAAATAACTGATATTCAGAATCGTCATTAAAGCGCGTTCTTGACTTCCAAATATTGTATGAAGCCTTATCCTCACCAAACTCAAAAAACACGCTAAAATCGTCCTTAAATTGCGCAGATTGCACAACTGTAACCGCTTCCTCTGGTGCTTGATATTTAGTCATATCAATACCCGCCTTTTCAAGTAACCATTCCTTAGGTGCAATTTCCTTTAAAAGATTCTCTGTAAACTCAAATCCGATAGGCTCGGTTGGGATAATATGTAATTCTGCGTCCTCGATACCTCTGTACTTAAATAGCATATTAAATACACTTTCAAGGTGCATTTGCTTACTATTAACGTAAGTATTTTTAAAGATTTCATATCCGTCGCGCATTTCAGAACGGCTACCTAATTTACCAGCCTCTGCAATACCAAAGATTGATGGCGTTGTAATCTGATGCCCTGAAAATATATTAGTTTGAATTAAAGAATCCACACGACCGAAGTCCTCTTTTGTTATATCAGAAGTGCCTAAATCATCAACGATAGGTTTTCTTGCGCTATCATTTACAAAAGCTAAAATGAACTTCTTACCATCTGATCCGCTAAATCTATTCGTAAAACGTTTTTCAATATTACGCTTTTCATCATCCGAAGGCTCGCCATTAGGTAGGGTAATAAGTTTACTTGCAGAAAACCCTGTCTGTGCATTACCTAAAACGTGCTTAGATATTTCAATATCTGATTCTATGTAATTAAGCGCACCGAAATAACCTGGCAAAGAATAGTAACCCATATTTGGGCGATATTCTTTTATATAAAGAATCTGCTTGCCGTATGGATTAGCAGGGTTAAAAGCAGGGTAAACCTCCGCTTTTTCTGCCCTATCAGCCCAATCTTCTTTATACCAAAATTGTGTATTGTCTTTATTAGTACGAACCTTAGTATAATCGCAATGCCAGATTTCGCTTAACTGACCTGCAACTGACCAAATGATTTCTAAATAATAACCTCCAAATAATTCAGCATCCAAAGATACTTTTCTTGTAAGATCCTCAAGGCTTTCCATTCTATTGACTTTTTCAATAAAAGGTTTTGCCTGCTCGCTACCTGTCCAACCATTTGCAGTAATATAATGTACCTTGCTTTTTATAATAGCATTATGCTTAGCTGACTTATTAAAAAGTTCAACCAAGTAATTTGGGTAATCGTTGCGATCGCCATACTGAATATACCCTTCACCTTTTTTTTCTTTAAATTCAGGCTGCTTGGCTTCCGCAAATGTTAGTACTCTTAAATCCATTATTGTCTTATTTTATAAGTGTCCGTTGTTGTATATTCCGTGAAATTGAAAGGCGTTCCGACTAACTCCATAATTCCTGATTCTAATAAATTTAAACCAGCAGGATTTAGGTTAGATGTACTTGTCTGTTCGTATATATCGTAATCATATTGACCATTTAAAGCAGTACTAAAATTAGTATTTGTAACAATACTAAACTCATTGTATCTGTCCTTAAATTGGCTTATATCTGTGTTATTTAACATAACAAATTTAACCTCTGTATTTGCGCTTCTATTAGTAAATACAAATAAATAGTTAGGATTCGTTAATAGTTGCTTTTCAGTTAAAGTCAAAATAATATTTTGGGTTTGTCCTTTTGTTAACCTAATCATATTACTATATAGCTAAAAAGCTAATTTGTTGCATATCCTACAATAAAAAACCGCCGAACCAATTAAGGAACGGCGGCAAACCTATAAACCTATGAAAAAACTTAAGCTCCTGCGGTTGTCAATACAGAATAAACTGCTTGTGCAACGCTTGGTGCTAATTCTGCTTCTGATCCTGTAAAGGTTAAAGTGAATCCACTTCTATCGCCTTGTGTAGTACCCGTGCCAGCAGTACCAGCAGTTAAATCTAATCCTCTTGTTTTACCAAGATACCAATATACGCCATTTGAATCTTTTACTACTGCAATTAAAGTATTTTGTGCAAGTAATAAAATTTCGTTTCTTGTAGCGGTTTGTAATTTATTTAATACAACCATTAATTCCTGTGCGTAAAATACTGTTCCATTTTGTACGTTTGTAGTAATAGTTTGATTCATCATAGATGTATCCTTTACTTGCTCGTATTTATAGAATCTTTTACCTGGTGCCTTTGTTAATGTTGTAATCACTCCGCTTGCTTCGGTTGTTGCAGTTACGTTGGCTGCTTCTATGAAATACACTTCCGTAACACCGCCTAAGCTATCTCGGCAGTCTAAAGTGTATCCTGATGTTAATGCGCACGGCATAATATTAAATTTAAAATTTTATTAAAAATGGGGAGTATATTTCAACTCCCCAATAATTATGCTAAGATAAACTTAACGATCTCGTCTGGGAACGCTACGTTTACACCCATTTTGAACTCAGATACGAAACGAACTTGATCAGCTTCTTTTGCATAGAAGATTTCAAATTTTTCCTCCTCGTTCAACAAATCTGTTCCTAAGAACAAGTTAGATAAACGCATTGCGTAAACCTTGTTAGTTCCGTTTAAACCTGCAAGTGCTACAACTTTAATCATAGTACCTGGCAATACGAACTCGCTATCAGCTTTTACGTCAATTTGATAAAAGAATGAACCGCTATTTTTAAGTGCGATTGTGTAAGTTCTGAATAAATCTTGACCGCAGAAGATAGTCATATCATCAGCAGCTACCACTTTAGCAGGAATTGCTTGATATACACCATCAAAAATGCTGATTACATTCGCAGCAGTAATTGAGCTTAAAGGCGCACCTGAAATGAAAGTTGAAGCGTTAGCAGCTACAACACCAGAAGCAGCACCAATCAATTTAACTAAGCCGTCAAACTTATTTAAGTTAACGTTTACGCTTGTAGTATCGCCCTGCCATAAAGAAACTTCTAATTGTTCAGCGATTGTCTTTGCTTTCTTATTAGAAAATTCTTGCTCAAAAGGAATAGAATCATACATTGATCCTGTTGGTAATGCTTTTTGTAAGTACTTAGATTCTAA